GACTACTCCAGTAAACCAAGAAAACTGCCCGCCTACAAAATGGTCAATCGTATTCATCGTATTCTTCAAAAATATAAGAGAAGGTATCCTTCTTTACTCGAATCTGCATATAGTACTCATTACCAAACGAATGTTTGACTCCGCTGACAATGTAACGCCCAGATAGAAACTCATCCTTTGATTGTCCACCACGAGCTTTATCCTGACGCATTTCTACATCTGGATCCTGTGCCTTTACCAGCTGAAGATTTACGCATTTGCCAGAACGCATGAGTGCGTCTCCGTAAAGCTGTAGTTCATGCACAATTGAATCTAAATTTTCAATATAAGAAATAGCTTTGTTTAGTGTATTTCCGGTGGTCGACTGATGATAATTTACTTCACCAGAAGTAGCGTCATAAGATAATGTATTGAGCGAAATGTTATTAACATAAGACTCATCATATTCATTTAATGATCGCTCATCTGGCATAACTTTAAACATTGATGAGATTGATTTGCCTTTATCAATCCAAACCATCGAATCAAATTCGCTGATATAATCAAAAGTATCCTCGTAAAAGTATTTCTTTGCTATATCTACGTATTTTGTACTACTTGAATACGCACCCTGAGATCCCGGCACAAACTTTGAAAGCTGTATATTTGATGATATATTCAAAATGCGCGAGGACATCTGCAAATACGACTGAGTATAGTCATCGATAAGTTCATTTGTGAAAAACTTACCTTCTCGATACTCGCGGTGCGGACTATTTGCTGAAGATACAAAGTCAGAGTATGACTGTATCATTAGTTTATCTGATAGCGTTTCGTAGCAAAAAATGGGCGCAGAATTCTCATCAAAACTACGACGCAGTATCCATGCAATCGCGCTTAATGGATCAAGATATGGAATAATTACTCGCATCTGCGGAGATGCTGCACCTGATACGATTATCTTATTTTCATCGTAACCAAGATCGTTTATCAGAATGTTTTTAATAATATTAACTGCAGTATCATTGTACGCACGAGATATCTTTTTAAACTTAGAAAGATATGCATGAGGAGATACGCCGCGAATTACGAAGGCTTGAGAACGATTATTGGATGCCTTTGCGTATACTGGATACTCAGTTGCTATAAAAGTATGCTCAATTGTTACCTCATCTAATGTGCTGAGCTCAGGAAAAATGTCCTCTCGATACTCATTTTTTGAGAATGATACCAGAATCTTTTCTTGCCCAGATATCTGATATTCCTCAATGAAGTTAACATCGTCTCTGACATTCATTTCAAGTGTCAGAAACGGTGAGTAAATACTTTCTGTGATAAAGAAATCTGTGACTAAACCAGCAATGTCTACTTCTCTTCCACCGTGATTTGTCAGTATAATCTTGTTAATCCTATAAGCTGCTGGATTAACACCGGCTGACCTACCGGGAGAAAGATTGACATTAGTTAGCATTGATCAGAGTGCGATATTGCTGCGCAAACTGATTGATGAGCGAGGGCTTGATGATTCTAATGTCAGCGCGCTCATCATTCAGATTGCTTTCGTATGTATAATTAGTAATCTCAGTAAGAGCACCTAAATTTTCTGTTTTTCCTTCTGTTTCATCTTTATCGAAATAAAACGGATCATATGTCGTATTACCTTCTGAATCTTCATAGTGATGAACTGCATTTCTAAATTCTGTAAACGACACAATTTTTAGCTCATTGTCAGCATTATCGCTCTCCAAAATCTTGCCAGTTGCAACGAAAGGGCTAGTTTGTCCTGGACTTGTTACTATATTTTTAATTACGACCTGGGCCAATTGAGGATTTCTAGCATAGACTACTCCATCGGTTCCTGTTGTAATACCATTATGACTTGCGATTACTGTGGTGCCAATGGGAAATTCATCCGCAAGTGTCTTTGTTTCGAGACGTTCGCCATCGCTATTTACTCTAACGACATTCTCGGTAGTAATAGCGTATCCATCGTATTCTTCTTTCATGTAATCCTCGAATACTTCTGGCGACATTGGCCAATTTGCAAGCCCGGATTTAAGATGGTCATTGATAATAAAGAATGTCCAGTAGTAATCTGGCGTTCCATATAGTTTCATCGATACTACATCCGGCCGCTCGCCATTTTCAACTTTATAGTATGAGTATACAGAAACATCATCAAGCATTGCAAGGTCTGCATTGACGTATCTAAAAAAATCTACGATCTCATATTTGACTCCTCGATTAAAGAAGTCGTACTGTATTTTAGGAAACTGCCGAAAGAATGACATATGCTTTAAGATGAATAGTCTGCAAGCTGATAAAGGTCATCGCGTGTAAGCGCCTTGGCTTCTTCGAAGCGCACAGTAATGTCTACCTCGACAGGCGAGCCATCATCATGGAATAGATTTGATCCTGCATTGTAAGTTGAATTTACTGCAGTCAAGAAGCATTCATCGTAAATTCTAGGAATATGCGTATTTTCAGCTCCGTTAATATTGTAAAATTTAATTGACCACGTAGGAGGAAAGTTAAGAATTGCTCCTCCGAGCTCTGTGCTTGGATAAATGTTTAGGCGAAAGATTGTGTTGATGTCACGAATAAGCGCAGCGTCTCTTTCATTCTTGGCCATCATCTTGAATGTGAATTCAAATGATCGGATCGACATTCCTTGAAACGATGTTCTCTTATTAGGCGACATTAGTCTTCCTGTGCCTAAAGTGAGTGCGTCAGCAGTCTTTTGATATCCTTTTGCCTTTGCGAGAATCGATGCGCCAATACCTGCTGCAATTCCTACACTTTTTCCTAGTCCCTGACTTGCTGTAGGACCCATACCTTTCTCTGGCTCAATCCCCAGGAGCCCCAAATCAACCGACGAATATTCTGCCTGATCAGAAAATGAAAGACCTGCTGGAATCGGAAAGTAAATGTACGTAGATCCAGTTCGAAACGCCATATGAGGATAAGCAGCAGAGTTGTTTCTCATATGTGATGGGAAAACAAATAGTCCGCCAGATCCCGCTGTAGTGTATCGTTCGATATTTCTAACAGAACGCGCCTCAGCAGTTACTCGCGCGCCAGACATCTCTAGCATATTTGTAGCTGCTTGCGCGATATTCTGCAAACTAGATTCTGAATTAGAGGGCATAAATAGTTAGAAGACTCGAGGAATCAAACTATTTATATGTCTTACAAGGGTAAATTCTCACCGCAGAATCCATCAAAGTATCGAGGCGATATTACTAATATTGTGTACCGATCTCTGTGGGAACGACAGCTGTTTCGTTGGCTAGATTGTGCAGACTTTGTAAAGACATGGTCATCAGAAGAAGTAATTGTGCCATACCGCTGCAAAACAGATGGCCGCATTCACCGTTACTTTGTCGATGCAAAGATCGAGTTTACTGATGGCCGCATACTGCTTGTCGAAATCAAGCCTAAGAAAGAATCGCAGCCACCTAAGAACCCAGGCAAAAAAACGCGCAAGTATATTACCGAGGTAATGACATACGCCAAGAACATCAGTAAGTGGGAGGCTGCAAATGCTTACGCGCTCGACAGAGGATGGAAGTTTGAGGTATGGACCGAGGAAACACTGAAGGGGTTGGGGATCAAAATACTTTGAAGATGGGCTATAAATAGATGCCACGATGCCATCACTATTCTCATCGCTTCGCCAGGAGCTCCAAGGCACTGGTTATGCTGCTCGCTCGAAGGAGGCGAGAGACTGGTTCGTAGAAAAGGTAAAAGAACTTAACGGTCGCATCAACCGCAACAAGTTACTTCGAGACACCGAACTTAAGCAGCAGAATATCCCAAAATGGGGATTCATGTATATGTTCCTTTATGATGCAAAGCACAAAGAAACGCTACCATACTTTGATAGGTTTCCGCTTGTCATTATGCTTGCACCAGCGCCTGGCGGATTTCTGGGCATGAATCTACATTACTTACATCCGCGCATTCGTGCAATCTTTCTAGATCGTCTGCTCGAAACAATTTCTGATGATGTTTTGACAGAACGGACTCGTCTAAAGGTTAGATATGAGTTGCTGAACAGAGCAAGAAAGATGCGTTATTTTGCTCCGTGTTTAAAGCATTATTTGTTTGAGCAGATGAAGTCGCGCCCAGCACAGGTTATGGCGCCCGACTGGGAAACAGCAATTTTTCTGCCCACAGAACATTTCAAGGGCGCTCAAAAGACTGTTGTCTGGAGAGACTCTAAGTCAATTTACCAAAAGGCATAATCATGGCGCTGAATTCAATCGAAGATTTAAAGGCAGCTATCTCGCGAGGTAATGGTCTTGCTGTCACAAATCGGTTCAACGTCATAATGACTCCACCTCGAGGAATCGACTCAATTCCGCAAGAATTTACTATCCTTTGCGAAAATGCGAGTTTCCCAGGAAAGCAAATACTGACTGCCGATTACGGGCTGTTACGTCAGACAGAAAAAATGCCAACGGGTTATATGAACGAGGAAGTGGTATTTACTTTCTTGCTGACAAATCAGTATTCAATGAAAAGAATATTTGAATCCTGGCTTGATACTGTATTAGATATGAATCGATACAGAGCAGCATATAAGAATGATTATTCGTCCGATGTTATCATTCAGCAACTGGACAAAGAGAATTCAATTGTCTACGAGGTAAAGTTAAAAGAAGCATTTCCGATTACTGTAAGCGCAATTGGTTTTGACAATGCTGCAGAAAATTCAGTGCAGAAGATGACAGTTACTATGGCATTTACTGACTATGAAGTGAGTTGAATTTAACCCGTAATTATTATGGCACTACCTAAAATCGATATACCAAAGTATGAAGTGAAGATTCCGTCAACCGGAAAGACTGTCATGTACCGTCCTTATCTGGTCAAGGAAGAGAAGATACTGATGATCGCACTCGAGTCAAAGAGCAACTCGCAGATCATGACTGCAATGAAGGACATTGTTTCTTCTTGTACCTTTAATAAGATTGATCCTGACAAGCTTTGCACGTTTGATCTAGAATATCTATTCCTAAAGCTGCGTTCTAAGTCCGTCGGCGAAGTTTCTCGTGTGGGCATCAAGTGCAAACACTGCGAGGCAGTCAATAAGATTGAGATTAATCTCGATGAGGTACAGGTTCAGTTTCCTGAAAAGGTCGAAAAGAAGATTCAGTTGAATGACGAAGTCGGCATCACGCTGAACTATCCAAAGGCCGATTTCCTTTCTGACCAAGATGGAAAGCTTACGACGGAAACAATCACTAATGTCATTATTGCTTGCATCGATACGATCTACGATAAGGACGGAGTGTATCACGCGGCAGAACATAAGCGTGAAGAACTTGCAGAATTCGTTGATTCGCTGAATCAGGCACAATTTCTGAAGATTCAGGAATTCATTTCCAGCATGCCTAAGCTACAAATGGACATTAAGTTCAAATGCGAAAAGTGCAAGAAGGAAAACGAATTTGAGATCTCAGGTTTGCAGAATTTTTTCAACTAGCCCTCTCTCACGACAATCTTCTGAACTACTATCAGACTAATTTTGCAATGATGCAGCATCACCACTACAGTTTAACTGAGCTTGAGGATATGCTGCCATGGGAGAGGGAAATCTACGTTCACCTGCTATCGGAACACGTTAAGCAGGAAAACGAAAGAATTCAAAAGCTCAATTCTAAAAAGTAAACTACGATGGACGAGATAAAAAAGACAACAGATCCAATAGTATCATCGCCAGATGTTACGGCCTCGTCCATCACGCCCACCGCTGCACCTGTAGCAGAAACAAGATCAGCATCATCCAAGAAAGCGCCTGCTGCAAAGAAACGCGGATCAACCACATCAAGCAAGGCAGACAAGTCATCGAGTGATGGGTTGAAGAAGTTAACAGAAAAGATGGAAAAGCTCCGTATTGAGATGAATGATGTCTCAACATGGACTGAAATGATAGCGACAGATATTTCTGATTTCTTAGCAAAGGCTGGCCCAGTGTCTATTCCTATTGCTGCAGCCGCAGCTGTAGCACCAGAAGCCGAAGAAAAGGAAGAATCTAAACTTGATGTCGGAATGTTCAATGAAATGTTGAACTGTCTGATAGAAATCAAAGGTACATCATTTGCCACATCTTCAATTGTAATTGACTTATACCGCCCAATCGTAGCAATTGCTAATGATATTGGCTTTATTGCCAATATGATGGTGCAGGATTCGGAACTTGCAGATGCTCGTCGTCAGCAAGAAGAAGAAAATCGCCGCGAATTCATGGCGCTGCTAGAAAAATTAACAAAGCGGCCGCCAGAGAAAGATAAGGATAAA